GATGAATACTACCCAGGTTCTAAAAGAAAACGCCGTCCTTTAAACCCTGAGGCTAAAAAGCCAAAGGTTAAAGAGGAAGGTGCGTGGGATTTAGACCCACAAAGTAAAAAACTACCTAACGGAAATGTGGTAGAATTATTTAGTGCAGGGGCTTTTTCTCTTGCACTCGGTAGACCTCTAGTGACTATACGTTTATGGGAACGCAAAGGATATATTCCTCGTGCGCCTTATAGACTTAAGTCACCTATCGTTGATGGTGTAAAGAAGCCAGGTTGGCGGATGTACAGCAGAGCGATGGTAGAAGCTACCATTGAAGCTTTTGAAGCCCGTGGGCTTATAGAAGCTCCAAGAATTGATTGGAATAGGCACACAGATCTGTCAATGGAATTGATGGAAACCTGGAAGCGTATTCACGATCAAGAAGTTAACTGACCAATGACCTATGAAAGAAGACCAATATGACCGCAACAACATCACTTCGTGCTAACAAGTCTGACGTTCCAAACGTAGACTCTTACACAACCCCATCTTCTGTTACTGAAGAAGATCTTTTTATTGAAGAAGATGAGACAACCTCATCTGAAAATTCATCCATCATCCAAACTGGTTGGGCAGCAGCTAAGCAAGCTTCTGTAAAGAACAGCAAGTTCGCTACCGACTTTAAGTTTGATGAAGATCTCCAACTTGTTAAGTTCATCTCATCAGAGCCAATGGCTTTCATGCAACACTGGGTTAATCGCCCAGGCAAGAAGTCATTCATCTCTATCGGTGAGGGTGATCCACTCATTGCAGTAGGCAGTGTGCCATCACAGAAGTTTGCATTCACAGTGCTTAATCTTTCTGATCCTGAAGGCCCATCGCTTGAACTCATGATCGTTGGTGTACGTCTCTGTAAGCAGCTTGAGAAGCTTGCGTCTGATCCAAAGACCGGCCCACTCAATCGCTCAGATTTGTACTACGCAGTAAGTAAGGCTGGTACTGGTACCAAAACTACTCACTCCGTTGTTCCTGTTAAGGAACGTGATCTTGCTGAGGATTGGGATATCGATCCAGTTGCAACTGCTGATTACGTCAAGACTCTTAAGCCATTTGGCCCTGAAGCACTCTACATGTCTTCAAAAGAAGAGCTTGCCGAAATTGCACGAGAAATCGCAGCAGCTAACTAATCTATCCCATTAATGTTGGGGAGCCGGGTTTTTGAACCTCCTTTCTACCGGCTCCCTAACCTACTCACAGGAGCGCAATGAATATTATTACAACTACTGAACAGCTTTCAGAGCTGGTTGAGTACTACCTAAGTAAAGATGCCTTTGTATTTGACGTAGAAACAATGGGCGATCACCGTGGAGACCCACGACAAAATCAAGTCGTGTGGATTGCTATGGCTACTGATGGTCGTGTAGATGTTATTCCTATGGGTCATCCTAACGGTGACTATATCCGTACTGAGTATCCTTTATTGCCTTCTGCCCAAGACCGTATTATCAAAGGCTTGCCTCTTCGTGCAATTGACTACAGCAAAGATGAACGCAAAGCCACAAAGATTTTTAGTGAAGCTCCTGAACAACTAACTCCAGGAGAAGTATTCAAAGCCCTTAAGCCAGTATTCTTTAGTGACCTACTCAAGATTGGTCACAACCTTAAGTTTGATCTACAAAGCGTTTCAAAATATCTAGGGCAGTTGCCTGCTCAACCATATGCTTGTACCCTCAACGCTGCTTTTATTTTAGATACACGCAACAGCCGTCAGCTTGGTCTAGACGATTGCTTAAAGCGTGAGTTTGATTACAACATGGTTAAAGGTGTAGGCGCACAGATTGAGATCCATACCTTTGATGACGTTGCTACATACGCTGCGCTAGATGCTGAGTGGACATGGAAACTTTGGAAAAAGTTTGAACCACGTCTTGATCGTGATAACGTGCACGGAGTATTTAACCTTGAGATGGATGTGCTTCGTGTTATTTGTAGCATGGAACTACACGGTGCAGACATTGATGTGGATGCTCTTAAAGTTCTTAAAGCTAACCTTGAAGTACAACTGGAGACAACTAAAGCAGACATCTATCGTTTAGCAGGCAAAGCTTTTAATATTAACAGCGTGCCTGAGAAACAGAAGCTACTATTTTCATCTAAACAAGCAGGCGGTCGTGGACTCCGACCTCGCTTGCTTACGCCTAAGGGCATCAATAATAGCGAAGCGGGGTTGGCTCCCGTCATTTCAGACTACTCGGTGTCTGAACCTGCGCTTAAAGCATTCCAGGGCAAGGATGCTTTAGTTGATGCCCTACTTAATTATTCCGATTTGAATAAGTTGCTTACGACTTATGTGATTCCTTATCTCGGTGGTGACATCACTCGCACCACGGGGGGCAAAGCTAAAACCGTTGCCAAGAAATCTCTCCTTCTAAAAGGTCGTATACATACTGACTTCATCCAATATGGTGCAGATACAGGACGCTTCTCAAGTCGGAACCCTAATTTACAAAACGTACCTAACCCACGTACTATCAACGGTAAGGCTATCCGTAATCTGTTCGTGGCTCCTAAAGGACACCAGCTTGTAGTGGCTGACTACTCTCAGATTGAACCACGCATTCTTTCATCATTCAGTGGAGACAGAGTTTTATGCCAGAACTATATCGATGGCGTAGATATCTATACAACCATTGGTGATACTGTGGGAGTAGATCGTTCAGGTGCTAAGACCTTGGTGCTTGGAATGATGTACGGTATCGGACCTGAGAAGATTGCTAACTCTATTGGAGTATCTTCTCGAGAAGCTCGTGACCTTCTAGATAACTTCTCACGCAAGTTTCCTGCAGTTGCAAAGTACAAGAAGCAAGTGGTAGCTGAGACACGCAGACGTGGTCCAGTTCCTTATGCTCTTACATACATGAATCGTCGTCGCTATCTACCTGACATGTTGTCTCCAGAAATGGGACGTCGTGCCGGTGCAGAACGCCAGGCGTTCAACACAGTGATCCAAGGCTCTGCTGCGGATCTTATTAAGCTAGCAATGGTGCGGGCATACAATCTGCTACCAGATGGTGCTGCTATGATCCTAACCATCCATGATGAATTGGTAACTACAGCTCCTAAAGAAATTATCGAAGAGACAGCCGCCGCTATTCGTGAGGCTATGGAAGGCATCAAAGCCCTAAGTATCCCTATGTTAGCTGACGTTAAAATAGTTAATAGATGGGGAGAAGCAAAATGAGTTTTATTTGCAAAGTATTTGGACATAAGATGTACAGCATTTCATATTCACAAAACGAGTTCACAGTTCTTTGTACTCGTTGCGAGAAGAAATGGAATAGCCGATGATCTTTAAGCGCAAGAAAAAGGTATTTAAGAAAGCAGCTCTTAAGCATATTCCTCTACCTATTCTTATTCGTCAAGTTATTTATGACACTATGCTGGAGCCAGCCGAAGGCATCGCAGATGCTATGGGTCTTCCTCCCATCTCTGATGAGGTATCTGATATGGAAGCACAGGCTAGTCAGCAACGTCTAGAACGGTTTGCCAGCCTACTTCCATTTATAGATTCTCATTCAGATATGGTATCTCGCATTGCTGCAGCTGCTTATGCGCTTGATGATTCTGATAATGAGTTAAATGATCTAAATATTGACAATGAATCTATTGAGCGTATGACTTCTTTATTTAAGCTTGTATCTTTGTCATCATCTATATCCTGTATCTCAACTCTTTTTAATTTAGGACTACTAGAATCAAGGATGGTACATGACCATGAGTAACTCAAACTGGTGGGCAAATAAGCTAGGCAATCAGAATCCAAGACAACCGGGTGTACAAAGCTCACCTACACCACAGGTTCCGTATACACCTCCTGCACAGCAGCCAAATGTTCAGGTCAATTATGATCCTGATAATGATCAGTTAGTTACTAGAGCTCAAAGCGCTAAGAAGTCTGATCATTGTCCTGAATGTAACTCAGGTAATTACTTTGCTCCAACAGGTACACAACGTATGCGTTGCTATAACTGTGGTTACCCAGTAGTTCAGCAAGGATCTGGCTTGTCTAGTTCAGGTACCGGCAACGGTCCAACTCAAAAAGCAAAGCAAGTAGGCCAAAGTGGCGGGTTTAATCCAAATGTAATCGTAGATCGGATCGGTTAATGACAATGACTATTAATTCAGACGCACTAAAGATTGTTGCGCAACTCAACAAGAAGCTTGGTGCTAACACTGTTGTCGCCGCTAGTGATGTGGTTCTTAACCCACGCATTACTTCAGGCTCTCTAACCTTGGATGTAGTTCTTGGTGGAGGTTGGGCTATGAATCGCTGGGTAGAGTTAGTGGGAGAAGCTTCTCATGGTAAGACAGCTATTGCACTAAAGACTATTGCTGCTAACCAGGCTAAGAACCCAGACTTTACTGCAGTATGGATTGCTGCAGAAGACTTTGATGCCAAGTATGCAGAGCTGTGCGGAGTAGATACTGCACGTGTAATTCTTGTAGAGACTAACAATATGGAGGACGCTTATGAAGCGGTTATCAAGTTTATGGAAAGCAAGTCGGTGGATATGGTTGTTATTGATTCTCTTCCTGCCCTCGTTCCTGGAGCGGAAGATGAGAAAGAGATGGATGAATTCACCGTCGGACGAGGCGCATTAATTACCAATAAGTTTTTCCGTAAGGTAGCCTCAGCAACTAAAAGAGATTTGATTGAATCAGAACGCCCCGTACTGGGCATGATGATCAACCAATACCGTATGAAGATCGGTGTGATGCATGGCGATCCTCGTACAACACCGGGAGGTCTTGGCAAAGACTATGCCTACAGCATTCGTTGCGAAGTAAAGCGTGATGAGTGGCTTGAGGTAGGCACCGGACAGGAGAAACGCCGTGTGGGGCAAACCATCCGTGTCCGTACTATTAAGAACAAGACTTATCCGCCACAACAGACCGCTTACATGGACTTCTACTTCTCTGACGGAGGGCCAATTGATGCAGGTAGTTATGACTCTGGTAAAGAAATCGTAGCCTTATCTATCCTTAATGGCATCGTGGATCGACGTGGTGGTTGGATGTACTATAATGATCGTAAGTGGCAAGGAGCTCAATCTCTTATCGATTCACTTCGTGAAGAGGTAGACCTAAAGGAAGAACTCACAGCAGCTGTGATGGACACCTTGAAGTCAACCCCAGTATTGATGTTGAGTCCTGATGAAGAGTGAAGGGCAAAAACAATCTCTAAAGCATGAAAAGCGTTTAGAGAAAGTCACGGGCGGTAAGCGCAATGCTGCCTCTGGTGCATTTTGGTCTCGTAAGGGGGACGTCAGAAGTGACGACCTCCTTATCGAGCACAAGTGGACTGGTAAGAAGTCGGTAACAATCAAATCAGAAGTACTTGAGAAGATTACTAAAGAAGCAATATTAGATAGCAGAACACCCGTACTCGGACTGCATCTTAATGGTGAAAACTACGTCGTACTACTAGAGGAGGATTTTTTTGAACTGCGCAATGCAGTAAGAGGTGAATAGTGCGTTACGACGACGACCCAGCATGGACTTGGCGATATGATGCTAAGTGTCAGGGAGAAGATACAGAGATATTCTTCCCACCCCGAGACAAAGCTTTATACAAGCCCATAGCTGACAAGGCTAAGGCAATCTGTTGGGGCAAGGATGGGAGACCACCATGTCCTGTACGTAAAGAATGTCTTAAAGAAGCCATTAACAACAACGAGCTACATGGAATCTTTGGTGGGTTATCCCACAGAGAACGCAATGCAGCCGAACGTAAATTTAAGAAGCAGGGACTAACTCTAGATGAGTGGATTGAACAAGGGGGCAAATATGGGAAAACCGGTGACGGTTCCTAGTAAAGATTTAAAAGCATTTCTAAATGCTAACAAGCGTGACACACGCCTTATGGGTGCGTTGGAACGCCACGTTCTATCTAAGCCCTTTGATGAGCGTGATCAAACATACATTCATCCTTCAGATATTATTAAGACTGAGTGGTGCGCTCTTGCCCAGTACCATGCTATTAAAGGTAATTATCAGGAGACTCGTGATAAGACAACTCTTCGCTTAGCATCTATCTTTGCAGAAGGCCATACCATCCATGCTAAGTGGCAGGAATGGTTTAAAGAGATGGGTGTTCTATATGGTAAGTGGCAAGAAGAACACGGTACGCCTTGGGCTCTCTCTGATATTGTGGATTCAAATTCTAAATATCTAGAGGTACCCCTACGCAGCGATAAGCATATGATGCGTGGACATGCTGATGGTTGGATCAAAGGATTGGGCGATGACTGCCTGATTGAGATTAAATCTATTGGTACAGGTACTATCCGTATGGAAATGCCTGCGCTTATGGCGCAGTACAACAACGATATAGATGTCGTATGGAAGAACATCCGTACGCCACTTCGTTCCCACCAGCTACAGGGACAGGTTTACCTGCATCTTTGTCACCTGATGGTAGAAGAAGGTTTACTTGAAACTGCTCCGGATGAGATCGTATTTATCTATGAGCTTAAAGCTAACCAAGAATATAAAGAGTTCGTGGTTAAGTACAACCCAGAATATACAGCTGAGATCTTTGACAAGGCTTTGGACGTAGCCTGGGCTGTACAAAATGATCGTCCACCTGTGTGTAACATTGATTCTGAAAAGGGATGTAAACGTTGCGCACCATTTAAGGAGGAAACCGAATGAGTATTTCAACCAAAGTAGTGGCCGCTCTTAATGAGCTTGGCTTTGCTTTAACTCCTAAGCCAGAGTATGAGATCCCAAACCTACCTCGTGATATTACTGAGCTAGATGACGAAGGTCTTATGGATCTATTTGTACAGTACAC